TAAGTTTACATGAGCGAAACTTAGTATTAATTGGATTATAAAATGACTGAAAATTTAAAAGAGTCTTCTAAATCACAACAGAAGAAAAATGTTTTCACGAAGATTAAAGAAAACATAGATGATAAAGATGAGCAATTAGCCTTTATCTCAGTCGTGGTCAGGCTTGTCGTAGTTGCCTGGAGCGGATTTATCGTCAGCCTTAATTACGTTTCTATCCCAGGATATAGTAATGAACCCAAGGATATTACATTTCCAGCTTCGATTTTAACTGGGGTTCTTTCCAGTTTCGGTGTGGATGCAGCACGTAAAAAAGGAGATAAATCTAAAGATGCTGCTACTAAATCTGATGCCGTAACAACTCAAATATTACGTATAGAACAGGCTCCAATAAAAATTATTACCGAGAATACTAACAAGTGACATGTACTACAGACAAAGAAGAAACTGGGGAGTAATAGCTTTAGTAAGCATCTTAGGTATATCTAATCTTTCTTTGATGAATACTTTAGTTTCTCAAAAGTTTAAAAGTCCTTTTCCTAATCTAAATTTACCAGTAGGTCCTTATACAAGTTATAAGGTCGTTACTTCAGAAAAGGGATATAGTATTAGCTATAGAGCTAATGATCCAAAAATCCTTGCAAGAACTAAATTAGTTGATGAAGAAAAAGGTTTATTTAAAAAAGATTCTAAATTCAGTCTAAGAGAAACTTATACTATGAATAGTGAGTCATCTTTAGGAGGTTCAGATGGCTCTGTGATGACTGAAAAAGATATAGCTTGCATAAAGGTGGAAGGAAGTGGAAATGCTACAGGAAGGGTCGTAGGAGCCTCTGTAGGTGTTAAAGCAGCTCCTGTGGTTAGTAATATACCAATCGTGGGATGGTTAGCAGCTGGACTCGTTACAATGTTTGCTCAAGATAAAGGATCTGAGATAGGTGGAGACATTGCTAGAAACTATAACGACTGCTAGTAGCTAGATAAAATTTAAGAAGCTATACTCGAATTAATAGAATATTTACTATGGCTTGCAAAGTTTCTTTAGAAAAATTAGATGACACAATGAAGCAGCTTGTTGAACAACAAACTGGCTTAGCTAATGATATAAAACTGAAAGATTTAGCACTTGCACAAACTAAAGAATCTTATATGAAAGTGTTAGGAGCTATTGAAATAGTTCAGTTTTTAAAAGATAGTGTTTCGCATCCACCTGAAGAAGAAAAAACAGGTAATGTAGATTTAGAGGCAGATATAGAAGAGGTTACATGAGATGTTGTCGGAGATGAATCAGGAAAGATATAAAGCTCTTAGATTGTTAGCAGATCATATTCGAACCCCCTCCCGTGATTTATCTTTAAATGCAATATTCAATGATGTAAAGGATGAAGATTTAAAGTGGGTCACTGAAAAAATTCATTATTATTTATTAAGATTGTTGGAAGAATCAGACTGTGAGATAGAAGAAGAGATTGAATTAGTTCCATTAATGGAATAAAAGATACATTTGTGCAAGTTTATGCAGCATAGAGTTTTCTCAAAGCTGCATAATATTTGAGTCATGGGAATGGAAGTGTGCATATTGTGATAAAGATTTAGATGTAAAGTCTGCAACTATTGATCATATAGTTCCAAAGTTTAAAGGAGGTCATAATGTTAAATCAAATATGATTTGTTCCTGTTCCAAATGTAATAGGTCAAAAGGATCTGTATTACTAGAAGATTGGTACAATCCATCAAATTCTTACTATTCAGAGGAAAGACTTGGTAAAATAAAGCATTGGATAGAAGATAATAGTGCTCCTATTAAACTTGTATCTTCAGATAAAGCTACTCCGTATATAACAAATGACTTCTACATCGTATGGATCTCAAGCTAAAGCCAAAGCGTTCTTAAAAGACAAGAGTCAAAAAATTATGGAATATATGCCTGAATTACAAAAGGCACGTATGCCAGATGCTCTTGCTAGAACTGAGGGTAGCGAAGATCAAAGTATTCGAGCTAAGGTACAGAAAGGTACTATAAAAATTCTTTAATGAATAGCGTAAATCCAAAAGATGCTGCATTAGTAAATGAGCATCTAGTTCAGTGTCTGAGAGACTCAGTAATGGTTTTTAACCAAACTCAATTAGTTCACTGGGGATTAATGGGATCAAAATTTTATCAAGTTCATCTTCTTACGGGAGATATCCAGACTGAAATGGTTGAAGGTATTGATAATATTGCTGAGCATATAAGGTCTGTAAATGTAATGACACCAGTGAGTGTTGCAGATTTATTATCATCTAGAATAAAAGATTTAGAAAATTTTGACCCTTTTGACCAAGACAAACTTATTTTGGATATAAGCAATGCTCATGACATGCTTGCAGCTTTATTTGAAGAGTTAGCTAAATATGCTGGGATGATAGGAGATGATCTAACACAAGATTTAGCTGTAGAGAGAGGACGAGTGCATAAAAAAAATCAATGGCATCTTAGAGCTACAATGACATATATGACTTCTAATAAAGAAAGGACTGATGTCGAAGAGGGCAAAAGCTAAACAACTTTCAAAAGATCATTTGAAATGTAATAAGCCAAAGAAGACTCCTAGTCATAAAACTAAGTCTCATGTAGTAAAAGCTTGTAAAGACGGTAAAGAAAAAATAATTAGATTTGGTCAGCAGGGAGTAAAAGGAGCAGGTAAAAATCCAAAGTCAGCAAAAGACAAAGCTAGAAAAAAATCATATTATGCAAGACATAATGCACAAGATCCAAACCCTGATAAGTTTTCTGCTAGGTACTGGTCACATAAAGTAAAGTGGTAATTAGATAAGACTCCAACTTCTCCACCATTTAGTAATAATATATTTATCACCTTTCAATGGTGGCAAGGCTTCATGCATAGTCTTGTAATTAGGAAAACCATTAATATATAAGTTATTCCAACCTATTAATAAGCCTTTTTTCGGTTTAATTTTTAAATTTAAATGTTTAAAATAAGTTTCTCCTCCTTCTTCAACATCATTTAAATAAATCATTGTTGTCCACGTTCTCTGTCCCATCCATTCACAATAAGTTTTAAATTCATGATTAAAAGGTGAGAAGAAATCATAATGTTCTTTATAGTATTCACCTACTTGATATTTCTGAGCCTGCATTGTTTCTCCAAAAAATGGTTGTAGATTCATTAAATTTGCTATTTTTTTATCAATATCTAAATAAAAAGGGTCAAGAAAGTAATTTAAATCCGAAGTTTTACTAGTTCTGTAATTATTAACAAGACATGTATCTCCCTCGTCAGCAACAGTAGATGGTCTGAGATTATTTGATATCATTAATATTAATTTTTCACACTCTTGATCTGATAAAAAATTTTCATACTTGTAAATTTGAGTAAAAGGATAATATATTCTCTGTGTTTTTTTTGTGATATTGTTTTTATAAAATTCTTTATAATTTATTTTTTTAGGTTTTTTCTTAAAATTAGCTAGATTTTCTAATTTTTTTATTTGATCTGCATTTAAGTTATATTGTTCTTTAAATTTTCTTATGACCTGAGTTTTACTAGCTCCACTAATAGAGGCCTCTATAAAGTATTTAATCAGATCTTCTAATGTCATGGCAAAGTTTTACTAGTCTTAGAATACAAGTAAACATAGAAATTTCAAATGACTACTGTAGCTGTTAGCTTTATGATACTTTTTGGAAGCAGTTATGGGATTAGTTCTGTGTTGTTAAAAAGAAAGGTAAGTATTCATGACCCCAGCTACAGATCCGAAGAAACATTTGGAAGAGTTTATAGAATCGAGAGATCTAAAAAAGACTGGTATTGATGACGATATTCCTGATATCCCAAACTTTACTATAGATACTAGATCTTAAACACTGTATAGTGTTGCTCCTCAATTCACTATTGGTAATATATGTATAAAGGTTTTAAATTATATGGATGTCAACCTCCCAGTAGATCAAGAATTTGCA